CCCACCATCGAACGCGGGCGGAGAGGGGCGGGAGGTGCTAGCGCTGCGAACCGCGCTGGTTGATTACGCAATGCATTACGGCCCGCGTTGCCGTGAATGCGCCGACCACGACGACATCTGCCCGATGTCCGGCATGGCATGCGGTGAGCGGCGCAAGGCAACCGAGTTTGTCGTGGACGCCCTGATCTACGGCGCGACACACGGCTACTGCCCGTCCAGTCTAACCCGAGCCCGCGAGAACGCCGACGATCGCGCCCCCGCTCTCGTGGAAGCCGCTGTTGCGGAGATGCGAGAGAGGGCGGCGGGACATCGATGGATCATCTCGGAGGCTCGCAAGTCGCTACGCTTGGTCGAGGGATGCTTAGAGTGCAACGCCGACGATGAGCGGCGCTGGCGTGAGACGATCGAGTGGTTGGAGGCGCTGGCATGAACCGGCTGCTTCTTCTCCTCGCCGGGCACGCGCTGTGCGACTACCCGCTTCAAGGGGACTTCCTCGCTAAGGCGAAGAACCGGACGAGTCCCATCCCGGGCGTGCCGTGGTATCACGGGTTGGGGGCGCACGCACTGATCCACGGGGGCATGGTGGCGCTCGTCACCCGCTCAACTGCGATGGGGATCGCCGAGACGGTGATCCATGCCGTCACCGATGATCTCAAGTGCTCGGGCCGTCTGACCTACAATCAAGACCAAGCGGTCCATCTAGCTTGCAAGGCACTGTGGGCGCTTCTCACCCCCTCGCAGGAGGCGTCCAATGTCGGTTGATGTGAAAGAGATCGCGGGCACCGTGATAGACTTGCGGCTGCCCGCGCATTGGGCCGTCCGACATTTCTGGATCGGCGGGCGGCGCAAGTATGGCGTCGCTGTAGCGTTCAGTCCCCGCATATTCGCGCTCGGGGTCGAGGTCATCAACGGCTACGGCAAAGGTCTGGCCGTGATGATCGGGCCGTTCTGGATCGGCACCCTAACCGCCCTCCTCGCAACGGAGCCAACCGCATGACCCAAGATAGCGAGAGCGTGGTGGTGCCGCGCGATCAACAGCGCCAGCTCGATGCCGAGCAGCTCATGGATGCGGCCGGAACGCTATCACGCTGCGGCTATGGCGAGGACGCCGAGGAGGTGCGGGCGATCGCCCTTCGTCTCGCCGCCGCGCCTTCCACGAGCGTGCGGGAGGAGGGCTTAGAGGCGGCGCTGCGCGAGTGCGCCAAGCCCTACTTCTGGGATGCCGACGGCTTCTGGCCCGACGCGTCTACGGCCGCGCATAAGCAAGCTGAGATGGAGCGCCGCCAGCGCCTTGCTCTCGCCGCCCTCGTGCCGAGTACCGACGAGGGTAAGAGGCATGGTTGAGCGCACTCGCAGCTACACTGCTGACGGAATCCGCACCGTCCCTGCTGACCGTGATTACCCTGGTCTAACCGAAGTCCGTACCAGTGATGGGCGTACGATTGCGGCTATCGGGCTGGGGAGGGAGATAGAATCGGCTTTGCTAGCGATGGCGACAAAGCGTCCCCACCCGTTAGGGTCACCCCACTAAGGGATGAAACGGATTAGCCCTCTAGCACTCTGTGTCGTGTTTATCGCGCACCGCTATGGGCGGTCAGTCCGGGTCCCCGCCTATGAGCAGCGGCTGCTTGCCTGTGCTCGGATGCGGTCTCCTGTGGTAACCCTACAAGGGCTGTGACGTTCTAAAGCGCGTTTATCAGAGTCGGCAGCTAGATAGCCTTCTCTAGGGCTGGGTGATGGCCCCACAACATAGGTCGGTTTAAGACAGCGACCACCTGCTTTCCGGCTCATGGCACCCGCAAGTGTCGGGTATCTGCCTGTGTGCCAAGGCAGCTTCATTGCGATCACCGGGGGAAGCGCCAACGCGCATAAACCGACTTGCGATTGACCCGCGAGTTCCCCTATGTAGGGCTTAACGGATCGAGGCGATCACCCTCGTTCTAGGCCCGGAACCGTTGCAAGCGGTTGCCGGGCCATTCTTTTAGCACCCGCAGCGGCAATGTGTCATTGATTATTCCGATTAGCGTTGATCGGTTTTTTTAATTAGACAAAATGGTGAGATAAACTCATCAAAGGCAAGACCTCGTTGGCACTTGGTCATGATCGTAACTCGGATGATTGATTGAAGCGCAAGGACGCGGGGGCAGTACCCGCCGCCTCCACCATCTACCCCGGACGCAAGTGGCGGACGGTGACGCCCTCGCCCGAAAGGCGGAGATGCCGGTTCGATTCCGGCTTGTGTCAGGAGGCGACGGCCTCACGGGGTAGTTGATGGGGGCGAACTAGGATCGACTGCGCGGATAGAGATTGAACGCGATCCGGTGACGCCCAACCGTGATAGGACGAACCTCGTAGGTGTCGCGAATGACAACTACATTTCGGCAAACGCCGTAGCCGCGTAAGCGGTGGCGTAAAGCTGATGGCGCATGGTCCCGGCGTAGCAACAGAACGGGCCGTTTCTCCTAAACTGTATCGGAGACCTACCCCCATGACAGAGGACAAGAAGGGCGAGCTACTGGCGCTGGCCGAGCGTTATGAGCATCAAGCAACCGAGCTGGCAGAGGCTATGATCGACGCGCCTAATGGCGCAATCTCGGCGGCTGAAGCCCTGCTCTGCCCGGCATGGTTTCAGATCGCTGCCGCTCTCCGCGCTCGTGCCAGCGCCCCTCCCGTGGAGAGTCAGCCATGACAGACGAGAGACGAGATAATCTTCTCGATAACGAACCGCGCGATGCGATCGCCGATCTAATGTCGCATATCGGGCGACCTGCCTTTGACGAATGGCCAGACTCGTCGGGCACAATTCCCGCGACGATCAACGTCGGCATCTTTAGGCGGGCGCTAGAAGCCTACCAAGCGCTAGATTCTCTTGCGTTAGCTAGTGGAATTCGCGTCTACGACAATCCTGACAATCCTGGCACCTACGCTGCTCAATGCGAATACATTGAGAATAGCGGTCGCCAAGGATTTGTGATGGGTTACGGGTGGACACCGGGATCGGCACTTTCGCAAGCAGCTTCACGGCTACCTCCCACCCCCGAACCGCCGGTAGAAGCGTGATGCGCGGGGAGGAGGGGTACTATGCCAGCTGATTACATTATCGACATCCGGTGGCGGATCGCATCGGAAGAGAAGGCAAAGCGCCGGCCTCCCGCACAGCCGCCCCTACGTGGCTGGTACGCCCGCAAGATAGACGGCGTGTGGGGGATCATCCAACACATCCCAGATGGGCGACAAGGCGCTCGTTTCGTGCCGACCAGCCAAGCTGAGTTTGACGAAGTGAACGCGCGCTACAAGGACGCCAACACCCCTACACGCGATTGAGAGGAGAGAGATGGTGGAGAAAACCGCCTACCCGCAGTTCGTTGTTCCGCGGCACAAGGCAAGCTTCGCACTGACGCACAACGCTCACAAAGATTACTACGAGACTGTAGCTGAGACGCTTGAGAACGGTCCTTACTATGAGGGGCACGCCTGGGCATCTCTCGAAGAGCGTCAGCGGGCCATTGACAGCGACAGCCTGTGGACGATGCACTGGTATCCTGAAACACCTGTTGGCTTCAACGTCGTACACGCGTCATCGTTGGAGGCGATCATGGCTTGGCTAGCGGCTCAAGATGACTAGCGGCGGAGCGACCGGGACCGCCCAATCCAAACTCCGCCGCATCGTTGCCTGGCGATCGACTCGGGCAGCCTAGCAAGCTAGGACTTAAATGCTGCGGGCCGGGCTTGATACCGGCTCCCCTTCTTGCCGCTTGCCGCTTACACAGCTTCGGCGAGCTAGACCGCATAAGCGGCGGGGCTTCGCGCAAAGACGGGACAACCCCGCCGCCACAGCCCCCGAACTATACCACACCCGCGACTCGGGTCAAAGCCCCGCCGCCCAATCCCGCACCCATCCCAGCGCCGTTCGACAGTCCTGACCCGCGCTCGCGAGGTCCGCGATATACCCCGCCACGCTAGCGTCGGTGTACGTCGCCGGAACAGCTGGTTCGGCACGGCACGTCAGGCGCTCAACGGGCGGCTTCACCACGACGACCCGAGGCTTGCTGCTGACGCAGCCTGTCGAGCACAGCAGCAGTGCCAGGACCGACAGCGCGGTCATCCCCCTTGCGGACTTCATGGTGTAGCTCCTCGTCGTTGATCGTGTCGTTGCGCACCTGCTCGACCATGTTGGCGCTGGCGATGGCCTCGGCGCGGGCGGCGATGGTGTTGGCTTCGGCTGCGGAGAGGGCACGGTCGCCTTGGACGGCTTCGGTGCGCTCGTTGCCTATCCACCATGTTACGAAAGCTACGCCAGCGGCGACAAGAGCAAGCGCTGCCACCACCACTGCGACCCATGCGGCTACCCGCTGAAGCCGCTCCGGCACGCCTACACGAGCCGCCACAGAAACGAGCCAAAGCATTACCCGTTACCCTTATCAGGGTTTACGTTCACGTCGCCGGTTGTCGTTGCCGCCGTAGGCGTGCTGCGCGGGCGGAAGGTGCCTAGAACACCAATCAAGCCGGTCATGACACCGCCGATGCCGATTGCCTCCACGCTCTTGCTGAAGGCGAGGCAGACGCACGCTGCGACGAACAGCACCACGATAGCGCCTAGCGTTGCCAAGAACGCGATCAGGGTATGTTTGTCCTCAGTCATAGCAGCAAGTCCTTGGCTTTCTGGAGATACCGCTTGCGATCCTCCAAGCCGTTGAAGCCGCCATTGATTTTCTTCGTGATCCCTAGCACGTCATCCGCATCGGCAAGCGCGTTCAAGCCCTTCGTTTTCCAATACTCGCACGCAACGTGCAGCCCGATTGACGGGACGGCTACAATCTCCGGGTGATCCTCGAAACCGATGCCTACAGCACGCCCATAGGCCCGGTAGTTAGCGCGGCCAGTAAGCTGGATGGGACCCCGCCCCTTGTATCGCTTGCCGTCGCCTGGAACTGTGTTGCCGAGATTTGCTCGCCCCTCATACGCCTGCCCGCTGGCGATCTCTTCCATGTACCGGAAGCCGCCGCTCTCATGCGAAAGCTGAGCCATGAAGTGTGCCAAGCGGAGGGGGTTGTCGAACAGCCCGTAGTTTCGGAAATGAACGTTTGCCGCCAGCGCCAATTCCGCCGCTCGCTCAGGACCAGCGCCAAAATAGGCGAACATCGCCGCCAGCGTACCGCGACCGACAATACCATCAGCGGCTACCTTCAGGCGACCCTGTACACGGCTCCATACGATGGTCACATCTTTCTCCCCATAGCACGATGGTAGCGGATAGCGGCTCGTTTAGCCCGCCATGCATTGATCTCGTGCTTGTAGTCCCGGTAGGTGCGCCCTGCGATAAACATGAACGCGCCGTACGTGATGAGTGTAGTAGACCAGTCTAGGAAGGGGCTATGCGCCATATCCCATATCACAGGGACCGTCAGCAAAGAGCCTCCACCCATAATTCCTAGGCCCGCCCGCTCGACCTTGTTCAGAGTCTCACCAAACCGCGTCACCTTCACAGCGATGACCAAGGTCAGCATGATGCGACCGATCGAGTTGATGATGTCCCAAGTCATTCGGATTCCTCCGTGCCAAACACCTTCTCTAGCCAGCGCTTCCCGGCTCGGATGATGATGGGCAGGAAGACGTTAGCACCTGTTGCGCCGATATAGGTGAAAAAGCACAGGGCACGCAATTCGCCAAGCTCGACACCCCCCAGTGTCCCGACGAGATACGGCACGCCAAACGTCGCAAATGCCGAGCCGACAAATAGCGTCATGCATATCTCAGCCCAACGCATCGTCTTCCACGGCAAGAACGATAGAGCGGTCACCGCACCTGCCAACGAAGCGATTGCCCCGTAAAAGAGGTTCGTGTGATCGCTGTGCATGTTCATTTACGAGCGCGCCACAGCGCCGCTATGTGAGGCCACGTATAGATGAAACCGACGTAGCTTACGCAGGCAATTAGAGGCCAAATCATCGACACCCCCCGTCCAACATAGCGCCGCCAAAGCCGCGACGAAGCTAAAGTTCATGACGTGGAAGAACGCTACCTCGCCCACCGCCCCCGCACCAGGATAGAGAGTGTATAGCCCAATCCTGCATCCCATGATAGTTGCGAACCCAATCTGCCAGCGTTCGCGCTCAAACCACCAAGCAACATATGCCGCTATAGCAGCAGGAAGCTCGACAAGCGACATAAACGGCACAATACTACCAATATGGGCGAGATTGGCTGACGCCCATATCGAAACCATCACCCACGAGAACAAAACCGCTAACAACCTTTCGGTCGCAGCGGTGAAGATGACCGTCCCCGCGCAGGCGACGCCAAGCACAAGGACGGCAATATGCATCAGCCGATCGGCGCTGGCGGATTCTTCGGACCCGGCGTCGGGGTAGGAGTAGGAGTGGGGGTAGGCGTCGGCGGGTACTGATCGTCAAACATCATTCGTCTCCTAACCGGAAAGCGCCGATTGTCGCATCTGAGAGGACGTGGGTGGTTATGCGGTTTGCTTCACTTTGCCGAATGAGTTTGCGTCGGCTCCGTTTTGCCTCATTCTCATGCTAGTGTTAGCGGGGATGTTAATTGACGCGCTGGCGTTGCCGTTAACAAGAGTCTCGGAAGACCCTCCGTTAAGGCTATAAAATATACCAGCGGAACCAAAGGCGGATAGCGTTACCGTTTGCGCCGCTGATAGGGTGCGATACCACCCATAATGCCCAAGATCGGAACCGTCCACAAAGGTATAATCCTGTTCACGCAGAGCGCCCCCACCTCCGCCAGCGGATAGTGGGCCAACCGTCGCTCCATTGATCTGGACGTAGATACCCGCCGTCGTCGTCCACACGTCGCCGTTAACTGGCGAAGTGGGAGCGGTGCCGGGGGGAACGCGAAGACCCGCCGCCGTCGTGGTCGAAGCAGGGGTCAGATACGGCGTCGTCAGCGGCTGCTTAGTGGTGTCGTTGACCGTGACCCAGGAAGCAGCGGTAATCAGTCCTTTGCCGTTGACCGTGAACGTGGGTACGGCACTGGCGCTACCAAAGCTGCCCGTATTGCTGTTCACCGTGGCAAGCGTCAGCGCGGCGGACGCGTTGGCGCTGCCATCCGTGCTCAGCGAGCCGGTAGCATCCCCCGTGTAGCTCAGCGTACGCGCTGCGTTCCAGTTGGCGGTGACGGTGATGTTCGCCGAACCGTTGAACGACTGCCCGTTGATGGTCCGCGCCGTCTGTAGCGTCGTCGCCGTGTTGGCGTTGCCGCCGATGCTCAGGTTTGCCACGGCGGTAGTGGACGTAACGACGAACGGAGCCGTTCCGGTCGCCACGGTCGAAATGAGTTGGCTTGCCTTCAGCGGCACCTGAACAGCGGACGCCTGTGCATCATCAGCAGCGGTCTGGGCTACAAATACGTCTGTGGACTCATCGTAGATGAAATAAGCCGCATTGCCCGCCGAACCGCGCACCATACGGATACCGCCGTAGGGAACCGAACCGGTGGAGTTGTTGCGGGCCACCGAAATGATCGGGTCCGCAACATTGAGCTGCGTGGCGTCGATCGTCGTCGTTGTGCCGTTGACGGTGAGGTCGCCGTTGATAGTGACCGTACCGGAGAACGACTGAGCGTTGGACCAGGTGTTTGTGCCGTCGAGCAGGGGAACGGTAGTGCCGCTGGTCCCCGTGTTAGCGAGGGCGGCGGTGCCGAGACCTAGCACCAAGCGCCCCTGCGCCGGGGTAAGCTCGGCAAAGTTGCCCGCCGCAGTCGCGCCGACAACGCTAGGACCGGATGCTGCAACGACCTTGGCGAAGGTGACTTTATTAGCGCCGATCGTGGCCGCGAACGATCCTGTCCCGCTACCCGTCACGTCGCCGGTCAGGGTGATCGTCTGATCGCCGGTGTTCGTACCGCTGAGCGCGTTGAGCTTGGCCTTGTCAGCCGCTGCCAAGCTACCGGGAGCCGTAGTGGTAGCGGGGCTGATCGAGATTGTGGGCGTCGTAGTATTGCCATCAGAGACAATCGGAGCGGTGCCGTTGACCGCCGTGACGGTGCCTGATCCGGTACCGTTTTGACCCGCCGGGCCAGTGGCACCAGTAGCCCCGGTATCACCTTTGACGCCCTGGATGCCCTGCGGCCCTTGCGCGCCCGTGGCACCAGTAGCACCGGTGTCACCCTTCGGGCCTGTCGCTCCGGTCGCTCCAGTTGCACCAACCGGGCCTTGTGGGCCGACTGGACCTGCCGGACCGTCAAATTCCCCACTAGCTGCGCGATCGGGAAACGTGCGCAACTCGCTGATATTCTGCCCGAGCCACATGGCGTCCGAAATTGGAGTGTCAGCCATTTGCAGGCTCCTCATGAGCGATGAACTGCCCGGTCTCGGGGTCACGGAAGCGATACGCCTCGTTGATCCGTACGCCCCAGCCGGGCACGGTCACGATCGGCATTTCCACCTCTCGATACCAATACTGGCGGGTCATCGGGGCGTCGGGGTTCTCCTCTTGGAGGAAGAGGCGCACCTGATCGGCCATAGTCTCGTCCATCCACGGGCGGATGCCAGCGGGACGTACGTACTTCAGCGCCTCGTCAATCTCGGAGATCATAGCGGGCTTGGTCATCGGTCCCTCACAGCATAATCACGCGTTCACCCGGCGTGCCCATCAGGATTACGGGGTAGAACGGGGTATTCGGGATGCCCGAAGTGAATACGTTCACAGATGTGCCATTAGCGCGAAGCACACTAACGACACTCGCGTTTCCAGCAATCATCGAAACATTGATCCGGTCGGTGTAGTCAATGGCAACCGGCGTACCTGCGTTTGCACCCTGCGCAACACCAACAACACGCCCAACCCCGCCAGTCTGGTCGAGAAGCCAAGCCCCGAAATAGATGTCGGAGAAGCTGGTCGGGTTCTGCGTGTAAGACATGCCGAAATAGATACCAGTATGACCCGATGGCACCCGCGCCTGTAGCCCGTACTCAGTCTGCGTGCCTGTCGCGACAGCCCGTGCCATAGGGGCCTGGGCGACCAGAACGCCATTGGGGGAATTCAGGATATTCGTAAGGGTGAAGAAATTTGCATTCCACCCCGAGGCCACAGGCGCGGCGAAGGGCTGCACGTAATCCTGCACCCCGAACGTTGGTACGGTCCCAGCTGCGTTAGTAGTCAGCGCCATGATCGTGCGCGGGCTGCCAGGCTCCCCGGTGATGTAGAGCACGTCGCCCTGACGATACTGCCCCGTCGTGGGAATGCTTCGCACCGTCGATCCGACTACCGGCCAGCGGAAGTTGCTGTTGCCGTTCAGCCGTACGTTGCTCTCGTAGATCGATCCGGGGCGGAGGTCGTGCGTGGTGTCGGTGTAGAACGCGTTGACCATGCCGGGGTCAAAATCGACCTGATCGAACGATAGATTGCGCGTGATCTGAGCCGGATTGTCCTGCGGCATATTACGAATACCGATGACGTTCAGACATTTGCGGAACGCCACCTTGCGCGCACCGCCACCGTCCCATCCCCGGTTTTCCACTACCTGTCCCGACGCGTTCCCGCACCGCGTGAAGGTGAAGTCATCCCACAGCACACCGCCCGTCCCGAAACCAAAGTACCCATGATAGGCTGCCTGCGGGCAATCAATAGCGGAACCGGTGATCGTCGCTTCGCCCGAAAGAGCCTCATAAGGCCGTGTCGAGTTGGATACGCGCATGTCGATTTCGACATTGTACGGAATCGTCGGGTTGCTGCCGTACTGCCAGATATAGCCGCCGTGTCCCGAACCATCAGTGACCACAAAACGCTTGATGTTGTACGCTTCGAAGCCGGGAAAGCTATTGTTGTCAGGCAGGAACAGGGCACCCGCCGAACCAACATCCTCACACTTGATGATGACAGTGCTGTTTCGATAGATCGGCTCTGTCGTGAAAGAAGCGTTCGGCTCGGCGTCGTGGACGCCAGGCGCGCCGACACCGGTGTTCGGGTCCATATTGTTGTTTTCACCGGGGCCACCGGGCTTGCAGAAACGACGAGCCTCAATGAAGCCCTCTTCGCCATCCACGTCGATAGTGGAAACCACGTTGCGGTTGTTCTTATTGTAGCCGTCGGCAATAACGTGATATTTTACGCGCTTGTTGTGGCGGTTGTAAGCACCGCCCCCGACCGAACCTGCACCGATGTAAAGCACGTCAGACCGTGAGCCGAGGCCGATCAACTCGGCGTAGAAGTCGGTAACTGCGTTGACCTGAACGTCGTTGGCGTGCTGCCCGTAGCCACGCCAGTGATTCTCACCAAAGACGGTCGGGTAGCCCTCAATTCGGTTGCCGACGTACACGTCTTCCTGAGTATCGACCCCGTTGACCGTCGTGGCCGGGGTGGGGACAGGATCACAGCACAGGATATACGGGCGGTGATGGTAACGCGGTGCGCGACGGATACGCACGCCACCACCGGCGCGGATGACCACACCGGGCATCCAGTTGCCAGGATCGTTCTTATTATCGACCAGCACTGCCGAAGCATTGTCCGGCTCGAACCGGCCGTTTTGTGACCAGCTATCAAGCCACCACTCACCAAACCGCGCATTGAATTTGGCATCCGCGCCGGTAAGCTGGGGGACGGGATTTCCGTCTCTATCCTGTGTGATCGGCCGACCAATACCAGCGTCAGGGAATAGGCGGACAGCCTTGCCATAGTTGGCGCTGCCGACCATTTTTACGTCTAGCTGTGCGTTGCGGAACCGCTGGTTATCGTGATCGAAACGGTTAGGATCGTCGCTGACACTGGTGCCGGGGTAGGACGCAACGTCCACCTCATCAGAGCCAAGCGTTCCGCCGCCGCCCGTGCTACCCCCGATCTGCGGCTGCCCGATCACAACAACGACAACCCCGGCGGGCTGAGCCGACGTAAAGACAATGCCAGTCGAACCACCGTCGTAGGTGTAGTCAATGCCGGGAGCAATGATCGCCCCATTCAGCGAGACATCAACAACCGAGATAGTCGCGTTGAATTCGGCACCCTTGATGTCAATAATCGGCCCGCTCTCAGGGAAGCGCGTCTGCTCTGCGGTCGTCGTTCCCGAAGCCACCTGAGCGAGGGGCGCATCCTTACCCGGCTCCCCCTGCTCGCCCGTCTCGAAAGAAGCCTCGCGGATGGTTTCGTATAGCGTACCGTCAGGACCGGAGATCAGGATGTCGTAAGTACCGTTCTCCACGAACAGGCTGACGTTGCCCTGCGTGTTGGTCAGGGCGACGTTATCAATCCGCGAGACCGCCGCGATCGGCGTCCCGCTCTGATCGGCGTAGATCGGAACCACGGCGTTGTCGGCGGTGCGCAGCGCAACACGAAACCCGACGAGGCTATCGCCGCTAGTGTTCGTAATGGCTTCGAAGAAATGGTACATCAGACCGCCTATTGGTTTGACTGATTGCTGAGATAGTAATCCACCTGCGCCATAGCCGTAAAGCCCCTGCTATCCGTGCAAGTCACCGTGGCGGTGCCGTTCATTTCCGTGTCACCGTTCAGTGTAGCACGAAACGCCGTAGATGCGCTGTTCGGATTTGTGCTCGTTACGTCCGACGCCCACTGATAGGTGAACGGGGCAACTCCGCCCGATGGCATGGCTTGCGCATAGTCAGTCGTCACAGTCTGTCGTGTTGGCCTGAACGACGATGTGCGCCCCTCAACAAACATGGGGCTGACCGAAACCGTAAACGGCGAGGCGAAGGTTAGGCACGTCCGCCACGCATTCCCCCTGTACGTCTCGGCACGCGTGATCTGACGCCAAGTCCCGTCGATCAGGACTTCGCCGCCTTTGACCGTCCGCCAGGCACCGAGAAACCTAACGTCCATCAGCTGTAGTAGAACACGACCGCGCCCTCGGATGCGGCAGGACGCCCCGAACCCTCGGCTACAAAGAACACTCGCCCATCAGTCTGAGCCGATCCGGCATGGTGGAGATACCCACCGCGCGTCGAACGCGTAATGTCGCCGGTAAACGCACCGCCACTGATCGGCATGGAGTTGTTGGCCGATGGCACCTTGTCGGCCGTATCTCGAATGACAGCGGCAAGGTAGCGAATAGCGTTGTTAATGCCCCTAGGCGAGCACATCTCAGCAACGTTGGTGCCGCCAACCGTTACGTTCTGATTGGGGTCAGTCGAAAACTCGGATGCGCTAGGCATATACGCTACCTTCCATATCGGCTATACGGTGCGACATGCTTGGTGTCACCCTTGGTATAGTGCTCAAAGGCTTCATCTTGGAGCTGTTCCATCAGTGGTCACTGCGCCGGGAGCAGAACAGGCGTGGCCCCGGCGAGCAGCGGCGCACCGAATATACCGCCACGAATCGCCCGGTTCTGTACGCGACGGCCAAGGTTGATCGCCACCTCAGGACGATCGAGCAGCCCGCGCACTAGCAGGTTCTGCCCGGCGCGTGATCCACCTGCTGCTAGCAATGCCGCAGTTGCCAGACCTGCACCGGCACCGTACCCAGCGCCCTCACCCTCACCAGTCGCATAACCAGCGCCGCCACCAAGGCCCGCAAGCCCCAGCCCGCCAGCAACGACCGCCCGACCAGCCGTGCCGCTATCAGGAACGGAATTGGGAAGCACGTCCTGACCGGCGCGAGTGAGGTTGAAGAACGGCTGCCTGGTAGTACCCTGACTGTTGCCGAACCGCTTGGCATTTGCCGCCGCCGCGTCGGAAAGCTGCGACGGGGCAAAGGTGCCGGTTTTTCCAACGCGAGTGCCGTTGCGAGCACGATTCACCGCGTCTTTCAGCACTTGGGTTCCACGGTAAGCTTGGTCGGCGCGCCCTAGAGCGGGAAGAACGTCGGGAGCTTGGCGATTAACCAGCCCGCGCATTGCATCCTCCGCCCCCGTCACCGACCGGCCGACGAGGTTGCCCATCGCATCGTTGCCGAAGTCCGCTCCACGCGTCTGCTGAATGAAGTCCTGAACCGTTGCGCCATCGAAGGTCGGTTGAGCGGTAAGCGGGTCAAGATCGGATCGCGCCCATGCTTCGAACTCAGGCCCGACGCGCGGAACACCAGCCCCCTGATTGATGGCAGCATTGTAGTCGGCGGTGAACTGCGGATCGCGAGTAACCGACACACCATTCAGAGCAGTATCGTACCCCTGCCGCGTCGCAGCCTGAGCCGCGTCAATTCCGGCCTCACCCGTAACCCCGCCGGTGTTCGCGCCGATCGGAGAAAGCGCCTCATTGAACGCAGCGCGGTTAAAACCCTGCATTCCCTCCAGACGACGAGCGTTCACCACATCGCCGATCACAGGAAGGCCGGACAGGCGATCCTCTACGCCCTTCAGCGCACCGCCTGCCGCCTGTCCCGCCGTCAAAGGCACACCGGCCGCACGAAGTCCCTGTACGTTGGCGTTCTGTACGCCGGTCAGCGTGCCGCCGATACCACGCGCTGCCGCACGACCAGCGACACCACCACCAACGCCAAGTGCCCCGCCCAGCACCGCGCCACCCAGGCGGCTCTGTCCGTCATCAGCCGAACCTGCGCCATAGGCAGCACCGTAGAGCGCGTCCCCCGCCAGCGCGGCACGACCGGCGGAAAGCCCAGCCGCTCCTAGCCCGATCTCAGCACCACCAGCCGCCAGCGCACCTCCCGTAATCGATCCGAGCAGCGATGCCGTGGGATTCTGTTCGCGGGCATAGTCCATCGCTAGGCCAGCCTGTCCGCCAGCGATGTTGTCCAACGTGCCCGCCGTTACGGCATCTCCTGCCGAGATAGCGTAAGCGCCGAGCGGGGACGAAGCCACATCGCCAAGCGCACGGCCTACGCTACCGCGCGTATCGTCAACCGCAGGCGGCGCGAAGTTGATCGGCCCGCGCTTCTCGATCGCACGGACGCCATCGGCACCAAGCTCCTGATAGCCGTTGTCGCGGAGCAGCTTGTTGATATCGCTGGCACTAGCACCACGGTTGTACGCCTGCGACATACGCTGCGCCATCTTGATCCCGGCCGCGTCGATGAACGAGCCGCCATTCCCACCGCCGCTACCGGGTGCGACACCCCCAACACCCGCCACGTCGTAGCCAGCGGGACCATTCCCACCACCACCTACCGTAGCAGCGCCGATTGCCTGCTGATCGCCCGACTGCTGACTACGGCGCGTGCCACCCATCGCATCGGCGAGACCCTGCAAGCGCCTGATCTTGTCGAGGATTACCGCATCTCGATCACCGGACTGCGGAATATATGGGCCGACTGCTCGCTGGGCTTCCTTTTCCGTGTTGAGCTGCCCGCCAGTAAGGCCAAGCGCAGGACCGACAAAGCCACGCACCGAATTACCGGCCGCGTCGAATTGCTGATTTTCAGTCGTCGGGAGGTAATCGGCAAGACCAGCGATGCCCGAAGTCTGACCAGGGCCAGCCGCAAACGCACGCTTAATGTCGTCAATGGCGCGTTGTAGATTCTGACGGCCTACCTGCCCCGATACCGGGAGAGCCGCCTCACGCTGGGCCTTTTGCAGGGTGAGTGCCGCCGCCGCCGCATCAGCCTCCGCCTTGCTAGTCTCCGCCGCCGCCTGCCGAGGAGCGAATGGCACCTTGGCAGCTTCTAGTGCAATCTGCTGTGCGGTCTTCTGGTTGCCGAGCTGCGCCCCACCAAGATCGGCCGACTGGCGCGCTGCCTGAACCGGGTTGGACGCAACAACGCTGGCCCCGTTCTGTGGCGCAGGCGAAGCAAGGCTGATGACGTTGCCAGCCTCGTCTACGTTCCAGATGTTACCCGCTTCGTCGCGGGCCTGCTGCTGTGCCATTATACCCCCAACCGGCGAAGGATGTTGTCTGCGTAGGCGTTCGTCTTTCTACCCCACAAACGGCGGTTAGGTCCACCGTGGTAATAGCGGAGAGCATCGGCGACATTGCCCGTTTTAGACAATGCTTCCTCCAGATACCCCTGACCGATCGCGCGCTGGTAGTTTGCCGCGTTCTCATCTCGACCCCGCATCAGGTCATCACGATACGGCACACCCAAACGCTTCGCCACGCCCTTAGCAGTGTCGGGAAGAACTTGGGTGAGGCCGTTCGCCTGTCCGTAGCGGGTTTGTGGACCGGCCACGCCTACACGACCCCCGCTTTCCTGCTGAATGAGGTGGGGGAGGATTTCATCGGAGCGGAAAGCTACGCGCCCCGAGGGACGCACCTCCTACAGGCGTTAGCTTGCCCACTGGAGCAGAAGGGGGAGCGGCGGCGGAACCGAACGACGGCTGTACCCATCGACCACCGCCAGCGCCGTCAGACACGAACGTCGGGGCGGGGTTGGCCTGCGTCTGCGCGCGCTGGCGGTAAAGCGCCTTCCCCTCAGCCGACTGCGGGTCAATCCCGGCATTGCGAAGCGTCGTGGTGAACGCGTCATCCTGAGCAGGGCCCGCATGTTCGGCCTTGTACTGTTCCTTGCGCTGCCAATCGGTATAGTCGTCCGCCCGTCGCTGCTGAAGCTGCTGCGTCTCATACGCCTGGGCCTGACGCTGCTGCAAACCAGGGAGGTACGTACCGCGACCGCCGCCAATCTGCGACAGCGTATCCCCGATAGTGCCGATGATGAGGTTTGCGGTTGACGGCTTCTTGTACGTCGGAACCACTGCGTCGCGCTGAACCGGCCCGGCACCCTCCGCCGAGCGATCCATCATCGGCGCGCCGAACAGCCCGCGCTGAGTAGAAAACGCCGCCATATTAACCTCCACCCCCCGCGTATGCCTGCGCCGCGTTGCCTGCGATCTGTGCGATGATTGCACCAAGCGAAGGCGACGACTTCTGCGTCGTGTTCGAATACGATCCCAGCAACCCGCCGATGCCCGACCCGGCACCAACCGCAGACTGAACCGGAGCCTGCTGCGCCTGGAGAATATCCTGAATGGCCGTCAGCGGAAGATATTGTGCCGCTGCCAGCCCGGCAGAACCAGCCGCCGCCTGCCCCATGCGCGTCCGCTCGTTTGAATAGTCGGCGTAGCGGAGGTTGTTCTCATTCTGGGCAAGATTGCGCGTGATGATGTCGCCGAACGCCGAACCACCCGTCAGCCCGCGCGTGCCGAGCGATGCCGCCAGCCCGTTGCGAACTCCATCGTTCGTATTGCTGATCTGCGTTTCGAGGTAGGGATTGCCCGCATCCAGATACTTGCCCGACAGCACGTCCTGATTATACCCGCTCGCCGCGTTGACGTTGGGATCACCGTTCTGAAACTGATTGACGAGATTGGGTACAAGCCCGCCAAGCTGGTCGCTGATTGCGCTGATCTTCGGTGCCTGCGCTCCGTATGCGGAATTGATGTTACCAGCCGCGCCCTCGATCTGCCCCGAATAAACAGGCGTCGAGGTGGATTTCTGCTTGGTTGAGGAGAGTCCGATTTTAACCTCCTGTCGATTCGGCAATGCGGCCGTGGTTAGGATGATAGTTGTGCTCTACCTCAGCGCGCTGACGCGCAGCAACCGCTTCGCTAAACAGCTTGTGGCGTGATATACGCTTTTGGCGACCATTGAAATTGATTCTTACCGCCCATGCTTTATGGGATTCTTCCCATATCACACCGGGCACCCCGCTCTTATTGCTAGAATAGAGCTTTAGATTGCGACTGTTTCCGGCCTTGCCGACCGCGCGCAAATTGCAGATCCGGTTATCGGACTTACAACCATTGATATGATCGATTTCACCAAACGCGGAGAGGGGCAGGCTGTGATATATGCTCCACGCTACGCGATGAGCTAGAACAGGAATTCCAAGCACGGCTCCCGACCCATAGCCGGAATACGAATTAATCCTAAGTGCGTCGGACCCCGCCCATTTAGCGTTCCAAATTTTAGCAGTATGCTCTTTGGCCTTAAGCCCATCAGCAAACCACTTTGAATCACGATGAAGCCACGTAAGACGGCCGGTTTCGGCATCATACGCAAACAGTTGCTTTAGTACGTCAGGTGTCAGTATATCCGTCTTAGCCATATCGCGTCTCCCTCGCGTGTGGTTAGGGCCGGGCGCGCCGTTGTAGCGGTTCGTCTGGCCCATAAAATACGTCACAACTCTTTCCTAAGTTCGGTCTGATGCAGGCGGTATCCGCTTTCCTTTAGCACACGCGACCAGCCTTCGCGAGATGCTATTGCGGCGAATGTCACACCGTTACCCTTGGCCCACTCTTCCGACTTGGCAATCAACGGAAGAATGGCGTTCAATGTCCCCGCCGCTACAAGTCCATGCAGCTCAGTAGCGCCTGCCGGGTATCGTTTGACCGCCACGACGATAACAGCCTCGGGCGAAGCGAACACCCGCGCGTCACCATTGGCGATCATCACATCCAGCCAGTCAATCGTGTAGCAACGCTCGTCCAGCATCCCCCGAATGGTCGAACGCCGCGACTGATATTCCGACCAATGCTCTGGTGGAAATGTCATGGCACGTTCTGCCACTGGTCGCCGTCGAACCATTGCAGATTACCGCCCTGATATCGGACGTTGCCCATCTGAGGTGCGATCAGGTAGTTGATGGCATTGGCGACCAGCCGTGGCCAATCGAGCCGCTTGGCATCGACAGGAACCGGCTTCATCGCACACCTCCCTTGTCATAGTCGCAGTCCAGTCCAGTAGCGTAGGACCACGGAGTTCCCGCTGCGATCTTGGTCGTGATGGCCATGTACCGTCCGCGCGCACGGATAGGCACCCGCCCGCTAGTCTGGATCGCGCCCGACGTAACCACGCCCATCGGTCCACCCATCTGCTGGCGTGCATCGATCGTCACCGTGATCCCGCTAGCCGCATCCGACATCGGCACCACCGAACGCACCCGTGCAACCGCCGGATCGGCCAACGCCTGCCACCCGATGGAGATGGTCGCCGCCAGGTTGGGACCGGAGAACGCACCGATACGGCTTTGCCGGTCCACCACGTACAAGCGAGGGTCGCCGCCCTGAAACCGTGGGTCGTCCAGCGAGTAAGGCATCGTGTCTAGGTTGGGGTAAACCGCTGCCACATCCTCTAGCGTAAGGCTGTTCTCATACCCGGCGAACATGCCAAGGAACGGCACCTCGATCGTGGAAGCGCGGTCGATAACCCAATTGTAAACCCAGATGCGGCCCGGCGTGCCTGGAATACCCCACAGCACCAGCGACCGCTTTGGATCGACGGCAGCCCAGATTTTCTCATAGTCGTCGGGGCCGATGGAATCGCGGAAAGCCTGGTCGAATTTCTCATTGCCGATCGGCTTCAGCGACTGCCCGTCCTCTAGTGCCATAAAGCCACGGTCGGACAGGAAAAAGATCGTGCGGCCTGCCTGTGCAATGCTCCCCGCCGATGCGCAGCCGAAGTTGGGCGTGATCTCGCTGAAGCTGAACGGGGCAGTTGCGTCACCTGTGCGCTCCATGCGGACGAGGCGGAAGCGTTGCAGGATAACACCGTACTCGCCGCCTGCAATGCCTTTGATCTCGCCGCCCGTCAGCATCGGCTGAAAACCGGACTGATCTACGCCCGCCGTCCACTTGGTGTGATCGTTGAAGCCAGACCATTTGACGAGCAGCTTATCCCCGCCCGCCTGCGTGATGACGACGTAATCCCCGACCACCGCCACGCCATTGGCGGAAGGGCAGTTGGTGAGGTCGCTAGCAACGCCTGTCGTCAGATTGATCTGCTTTGTCGTTACCCCGTTAACCGCAACGACGAAGTTGCCGAACTGCGCGAACCGCCAGCGGCCGGGGACAGTCAGCCCCGTGGTGAGCGTCGTCCACGTCCCGGCGGAGTAACGATGCAGTCCCGTAGCCGAACCTGCAATCAGGTAAATTACGCCATCGGTCGAGATGAACGCGCCAGCTCCACGGAATTCCGCCGGAAGCGCCGTGCTGATGTTGGCGAACGACTTAACCGGGCGATAGTTGGTCGCACCAGACTGAGCGTCTACCGATGCGGGCAGCACGTTGATAGCCGCCGTCGCTACGCCAACCGGGTCACGGTCGGGCAGGAATGGCGGGTACATGATGCGCTTGGTTGACATCAGCTATCGGTCATCGCATTGTGGGCAGTGCTGCGGCGCTACCCCCGTTGAGTGGCGGATGGGTGGGGCATCACTCTCCCCGATATACGCGCCGCAGCACTGCCCCCGTAGGCCAACTGGATAGGCTACGAGACTTCTATTCCCGATGTTGCAGGTTCGAGTCCTGCCGGGGGCACCAATCATATCCGCACCCTACGGCTAACCTGCCGCACGCCCTGAGGGGTAAGCGGAGCAGCGCCCCAACGTGCAGCTAGTGACGAGACTTTGATCGCGGCGATCAGCGCCTCCACTTCCTGCGCCGCCTGTACCATGCCCTCTTGGTCTCGCTCACGACGAGCGAGGTGGTAGAGCACCCCGGCGACGTACAGGTCGGGATGCTTGCGGAGCAGCCAGTTGGATTGTCTAGCGTCGGACAGCGGCTCAATCTGGCGATAGTAGGCCATCTCCAACCCGGCAGCGTCGCTCGGGCTGATACGGATCGTGTTGCCCTCGATCGAGTAGCCGAACGCCGGACCTGCCCTGCCCCCATAGGTATTCGTCACACTGGCGGGCGAAAGGCTGGTCAACGTCTGATCGGGCGACCCCTCCACGAACAACGAGCGCATTTCGAGGAAGTCGAGCGGGAGCGGGGTGAGGTCGCCAGCAGTGGTGAACGTCGTGCGCGTTTCCATCTCGGGCGTACGCAGCACCCGGTTGAACTGCGCTTCGGCCTTACGCAATGCCCGGTCGATGGCGTCGCGCGAGTAAGCCGCGTCGTCCATCATGTCGCGAATCTCGGCGATCAGGTCGCTGTATGTCGCGATGCTGCCAGGTGCGTATAGGCCGATTGCGATGGACACTACTGGCTTACCTTATAAACCGCGATCGGCACGGACACCTGCGCCCCCAACGCCAGGGTGGGCACAAGCACACCGACGTTGACCGTGTTGGCCGCAGACACGTATATATCCTGAACGCTGCCATTGGTAGGCACGCCCGTAAGCGTCACGATCAGCCGATCACCGACCGCAGCACCTGTCATCGTGAGGCTGTACCGACGCACACCCAGCGATACGGCTAGGCCAATCGTCTCGGCAATCGTAGTTGCGCCGACCAGAACGAGCGGCGCGGGCGGAAACTTGATGAATTCGCCGTCGAGATACGTCTTGGCCAGCGCGGCAGTGGCGAACGTCGCCCCGGCCTTGGTCGCGTACTCCCCGAATTCGAGGTTTGCGACCATCATCCCGCTCAAGGTCGTGATCTGGACTCGCGTTCCCGAGATTGCCGCCAGAAGCGAGCGCGACGGGTAAGGCTCGCGCCCCTCCACGTACAGCGAACCCGTATCGTAGAATACCCGCGTGCTCATGCGTCGTACCCCGTTGGATAGAAGATGGGGCTGAACTCGCGGAGCGTAGCGTTGACCGTGCAGGTAAGCATGATCTTCGCCCCGACCGCTGCCAGACGAGTACCAACCGCGATCTTGCTGCCCGTCGTCAGCCCTTCCTCCTCACCAACGTTCGAGGTCAGTGCCAGGGATTCAGCAGCGATGATAAAGGCATTGTCGGCGGTCATCAGCTGAATCCGCAGGACGCCCCCGATCTTGTCGCTGACAATCCGCACCGCTGCCGACACGTCGAACGTATCATGCTGCGCGCGAGCCTTAATCAGCTTCGTGGTGTTGTCCCAGAACGCAAAATTCGACCAAGGCGGGTTGAGGCGGGTGCGGGTCGGGTTGGGCTGAAGGTCGCGCGATAGCTGAACCGTTTGCCCCGCCAGCAAGGTCAGGTAGTTGCCAGCGGGGTAGTCGTTATCGGTGTAGTCGATGTAGCCGCCACCGACGCGAGCTGGCGAGACGATCTCAGCCACCGCTAAAACTCCGTCGCGGTGTATGCCGAGCTAGCGGCAGACGCGATGACGTTGATGGCGTTCGTGGTGCGGATGTTGATCGAGCCGCCAGCCGGAACGGTGTACGTCCCAGGCGAACCAATCGCCGCCGTGTTGCCGAACTCGTTGATGCCGAGGTTGTTGGCACTGATGTTCTGGATGTTCAGCCCCTTACGCGAGGTGTTAGCCGGGGCTAGCGTGGTGCTGGTCGTACCAGCCGTCCCGCTGCGATCGGTGCCCGCACTAAGCGTCCCAGACGGCGTGCCAGCGGCGTCTTCGGTCGCGATCCGAAGCGCGCCGCGCTGCGTAAGGCTGAATCGGGACTGCTGCCCGTCAACCAGCGTGAGAGGAGTCGTCCTGTAAATACCGTGGTCACTCATGGCACACCTCAGAGAATAAATTCACGCACCCGAAGGTGCCGGTATTCGTCGGAATTGAGGAGGCGCTTAACACCGTCCTTGTGATTGGGATTCCAATACTCAATCCCGTGCTTGGTGATCCACTCCATCAGCACGACGTTCGGGATCGATGCGGCGTGCCACATATCCGAGCGCTTGTCCCACGATTCGGACTGCGCTTCCTTGTTCGCGTCCAACAACGGCGACACGTCTTGCTCATATCTGAGGTTCCACGTGCCGCCGTCATCGTCGCTGGACGAAAACCAGGTCTTCATGCCCGTCGAAGGGTCATAATCGAGAAGGCGTTCGTCCAGCATGGTCACTTCACCTGCTTGTTCTTGCGCAGGATGGCAGCCGTGTCCTTGTCGACCTTCATGGTCTGGCCACGGCCAATCGTACGTCCGTCACCGGTATGGACTTCGCTCGCCAGCGTATCAGCGCCGGTGACTTCCACCATATCCTTCTCGTCACGGACCGAACGGGTCTCACGGCCCTTCTCATCGGTGTCGGTGACGAGGTTCGCATCCGGGTTCGAACGCTGCCCGTGCGGATTGGGATTGGCGTCGGTGGGCGACAGCGGGTGCTCAACAACCGTCTCACCCGCGACGTAATCCGCCACATCCGCAGTCTCCTCCGTCTCCACGCCAAGCATCGCAGCACGCTTTCCGGCTTCCGAGATGTCCGCATACTCATGCGCGGGCTTCACCGGCTCACCGAGCGGGTTGGCGGGAGGAAGGTCGGCTACCGAGGGATCGGTGTCGCCGCTCTCGGTCGTGTCCGGCAGGTCCTTGCCCTGCGAACCGCCCATCGTCTTGTCGTACGGAACCCCCGTGTTGGGGTTGTCATCCGTGATCTTGCGGGGTCGTCCCATGTTCACTCTCCTACGAAAAAACCCGGCCACTAAGGACCGGGCCAAGGGGTTCAGGTAAGGTCGGCAATCACTGCGTTGCCCGCATCGTTTCGGCAGATGAGCGTCTCTTCCGAGTACATCGCGTCACGATCGGCAAGGCCCGTGGTGGCAAGCTTGCGCTTCTGGAGCGGGTCAAGCGTGCGGATCGCCCACATCTCCGGGTCAACGATCAGCGCGTCACGGGTCGAGCAGAAGCGATCCGGCACGAACTGAAGCTCGCCAACGTCCGACACATACACGTCGGCACCGGCGATGATCGTCAGGCGCTTGTTGCCCGACTCCCGACGCTGCTGCGCCAGGCCCGAGAAGGTCGCCGCCGTCTGCTTCTGAGCAAGCGACATGATGACCAGCGTAGGCTCGCCGCCAGCATTCCAGGCCGAAGCAATCGCGTTCTTCAGCAGCGTCTCAGTGAAGGCGCGCTGCGTGCCGTTGGTCGCCGGGGCGTTGGGGTAGCCCTGCGTCGTGCCCGAGAGCGTCGGATTGACGCCACCAGCGCCACGCGAGGCATTGGTGCGCATGAACGCCAGCGCACCGGCAGCCTCACCCGCAACCGTGGACGACGGCGGAACAGCAGCGTAGTTGCCGGTGTAACGCGCCTCACGATCGCGCTTCCACTCCTTGCCAGCCTTGGCGATCTGGTAGGCGTGCTCGTTTGCACGGCCCGCCGCCTTCACCGCCTGCTGCGTGGTCGAGGTGCCGACAACCTTGGTGAAAATCTGGGTATAGTTGCCCAGACGGGTCGTCGCCGGACGATTCTCGTTCGACAGGTCGTCGCCCTGAACCGCCTTGTTCTGCGGATTGGCCGACACCAGCGCGTCGGTCTGCCACTCGGTATAGACCGCCTCAGCCTTCTCGCGGCCGATAGCGGTCACGAACGGGGTCTCGGTCGGGCTGATGTTCGAGATGAGGTCCGAGAGGTCTTCCCGGTTG